TTTAGAGTTCCGTTTGTTGTTCTTGCTAGTGGAAGTCCATCGTGATTGATTAAAAAGCGAACATCATCATTCAAGCGACCATCAAAAGCACCTTCAGCAATAATCTCTCTAAATCCACCAAGCTCGTTTGATAGTGTGTTAAAGACTGAACCATAACCCACAACGATATTATCCTCTCCTTCTTGTCGGAGTTCTAGATTCTCAACATTGAATGTTCTTATTTCTTTGGATGGATTAGAACGGTATCCCATTGGCTTCTTTTCCTCTTCCTCATCGTGTCCTTCAATATGCTCATTTTCTTCCATTGGAGTTTCATCCATCATCTCAGCTTCCATTGCTGCTTTGATTTCATCGTGAGAGTTAAATGGCATATAATAAGTAACACCATCAAGAGTGTGTTCGTGATGTCCTTCACCTCCCATCTCTTTTGCCATTTCTTCAGCTTCTTCAATGGTACTGAATAAAGGCATTTCGATCCCATCAGTTATCATTGTTCCAACTTTTTCTCTTTTTTCTTTTTCCATAACTATTACAAATTTCTCTTCCATCTCTTCTTTGACTGGATGATTACTTGGAAGAAGGTCAGTGTCGTGTTTGCCACCTTGAAATCTTCCTTTTTTTAGAGCAAACAAAAACGAGTTCACTCTTGCATATCCCCACTGCTCTGGACTTCCTACGTTTGGTCTTACGCTTTGAGGATTTGTTTTGTAAGCTCCGATTCCTCTTTCCATTACTTTGACCAATTTGTTGAGAGTCACTCTTGGATTCCAATCAACATCAAGGTCTTTGACTTCTTCATTGTGGTCTTTTACTTTATTGTCAAGGGCTTTCATAACAGTTTCATTCAACTGCTTTTCTTCTTTTTTGCCCTCTAGTTTTTTTGTCATTTCAAGAATTACATCTTTCATTCCTTGTTCTCCTAGCGTTCCAATAGTTCCCCATTTCATCTGAGCAACAACACCAGCAATGTTTGAAAGGTTCGGTTCATCATCTCCCTTGAACTGCTTTCCATCTTCAAAGTGTCTAGCAATCCACGCTTCTCTTTCTTTTATCCATTCAATAACACTAGGACTCTCACTCCCTTCTCTTGCTTTTCCCCAAAGCACAAAAGCTTCATTCCCTCTTATGTTTCCTCCAGCTTTCCAAATCTCTGGAGTTTGTTCTTTAACACTAGAAGCAAAGTCAAAATCAAATTGAGGATAATTTGAGTTTCTCAAGCTGACCTTCTTATCTTCTCCTTTTGTTGGAAAGTTAGTCATTGTCCTCTTGATTGCTTTGTCCTATTGGAGCGTAATTCATCGGGAAATAGTGAGTGTCACCATTCTCGATTCTATTTAAGTTCTCCAGCTTTCTTACTTCATTGATGCTTAAAACACCCATATCAATCATCTGCTTGTAGAAGTTTGCTCTTGCATTTGAGTCACCTCTCAACAATCCTTCCACTTGTATTTTCACATAGTGTTCATCTTGTTCATTTTCTCTGAACAACTTTCTATTCATTTCTTCCTCAATTGAAACGATGTAAGGAGTCAAAGTGAATCGTACAAAGTCGATTGATAATGCTTCAATGCTTGAATAGTTTGCCGCTTTCTCAAGGTGTCCTATTAGAGAAAGAGGGACTTTGAAAATCCTAGCAATCTCCTCAACTTGGAATCTTCTGCTTTCTAGAAGCTGTCTGTCTTGTGCGTTGATTCTGCTTGGTTCAAAAGTCATTCCCTCCTCAAGGATTGCAGTTTTACCAGCTGCGAATGGACCTTGATAAGTATTGTTCCAAGATGTTCTCAATCTCTCTATTGCTTCAGCACTCAACTTTCCTGGATGCTTGATGATTCCTCCAACTTGAGTCGTGTTTCCTAAAACATTTCCAGCAGTCACATTGGCTGCGATTGATGTTCCTATTGTAGCTCTTTGAGAGTTCAACACGCTTCTTCCTTTTAATCCATCAAAAGAAAGTCCAACGAAATGAAGCATATCATCTTGGAGAATCGTTGCATCCTCTCCTTCTATCTTATAATAGAGTTGACCTTCGTGTCGGTAGACTTCGACTTTTGAAGGATCAAGACAAATCAATTCAATAGGTCTTGCAGAGCCATCTCTCACAATTAGGAAATAAGCATTTCCCTCAAGGAGTAAGTTTGTCAAGATAACATCTTTGAAAGTGTAAGATGTCATATAGTTGTTTGGCTTCTTAGCAAGTAGCTTTTGAACTGGATGATTTTTTTGAAGTATTCTGTCCCCATCTGCTTCCTCTAAATAAACATTGATAGGAAGTGAAGCGATGCTTTCAGAGATGATTCGGACACAAGCGTAAACAGCAGAAAAGGTCAGAGAAGAATCTCTTGTTACTGCTACGCCAGAAGATTGTCCCAAGTTTGAAACAGAGTGCGCTCTCAAAAAGTTTTGTCCATTGTCTCGTTTCTCAGTATTGAAACGAAAGAAGTCAAGGAATCCCATAAATTGCAATATATACTACAAAGATAACATCTATTTCCGTTTCTAAATAAAGACAATCCCTCTGTCATCATAGCTTGAATCATCGTGGTCGTCATTCATATAAGTTCCCAAAGCCATAGCAAGAGATACCATTCCATCAATCTTCTCAGTTGACTTGCTTTTGTCCATCTTGATATTCCCAGCTGGATCTGATTTCATCGCTAGGTTTGAACACATCCACCTTAACACTTTGTTGCCACCGTGATTCAGTTGCTTACCTAGAACGAGTTTCTCCAATTCTTTGCAAGGAGCTGACATACTTCCAAACCCTTGTCCAAAAGGAATGAGTGGAAGTCCTTCTTCTGTCAAGTCGATCACAAGCTGAGAAGCGTTCCATCGATCGTAGGCAATGGACTTGATGTTTACAATTGAAGCAACCTCTTGGATTCGTTTTTTTATATAGTTGTAGTCAGTCACATCTCCTTCAGTCAATTCCATCAATCCCTCCTTGGACCATCCAACATAATCAACCTGGTCACGCCTTGAGCGAATGAAAGCATTGTCTTTCGGTGCGAAAAAGTAGGGAATAATTGTGAATCTGTCATCCTCTGGAATGAGTAAAACAAAAGCACTTACATCTCGGACACTTGCTAAGTCCAATCCAGCGAATGCAGTCTGACCTCTGAAATCTTCCAAGTTGATTGGTCCTCTATTACAAGCCATCCATTGCTGGTCGCTTAACCATTTAGAAGCTGAACTCATCCACTGATTCAAGTGAAGCATCCTAAAAGTGTTCTCATAACTTGGGAGCTTGATAGCTTTTTCTTGTTCTCTTTTTAGATAGTCAAGTTTGACCACACCACTTTCAATTCCTGGATTCGCCATCCTCAATGCTTCTTCACTGGTCCAATCAGTTTCAAGGTCACAAGAATATTTCACATAGTAGAAAGAATGATCTTCAATCACTCCCTCTGCTACTTTCTTTCCATAAGTTTCAGTCTTGAAGCAAATGGATTCTCTATTGTATCCAGCAGTTGTGATGGCTATTGTCAGTGGTTGCCTTCTAGAACCTACCGAAGTAGTAAGTGCATCCCAAAGTTGTGCATCCTTCTGAACAAAGAATTCATCCATACAAATGAAACTGGCATTGTATCCGAACTTAGAACTTGCTTCAGCACTGATTGCTTTGAATGCTGAATTGCTTTTTTCGTGAATGATTGAACTCTTAAAAACTTTTAGATTGTTATTGAGTTGAGTATCTGCTCGGACCATTGAACTTGCAACATCAAAAATGATTCCAGCTTGTTGTCTATCTCCAGCAGCCACATAGCATTCAGCACTTGGTTCTCCATCAGCCAACATCATATAAAGTGCAATGGCTGAGATAAGAGTTGACTTTCCGTTCTTTCTTGGGAGGCAAATGTAAGCTGTTCGGAATCTTCTCAAGTTTGTTTCTCGGTATTTCCAACCGAACAAATCTCTGACAATCTTTTTTTGGAATGGTTCTAGTAGAAATGGCTGACCGCCCTTTTCTCCTTTGATGTGCTTGATGTGTCTTTCTATAAAAGCAACCACTCTGTCGGCTGCTCTTTCATCAAAGTAAAACTTATCACATTCCTTGAGTTCCATTTTTAGAAGAAATTAAAATCATCAGTTTTCTCTTCATCTTGGTTTGGCATAGAAAGAGAAGCTCTTGAACTCGGAGTGAACCCAAATTGCGTAGCAATTTTAATCGCATTCTGAAGAGCGTTCTGCATCACTTTATATTTAGGAGCAATCTTTGAAGCCCTCAATTTGCCATCCTTGTCATAAGTTCTTTCGGTATAATTGCCACCAAGCTCTTTGGCGATAGCGTGATATGTTCCCATCTCATTACAATAAGCAGCCAGGATTGATAGGTCGGTCAAATGAAGCATCTTGATCCGAGCTAGTTCAGTAGTAACAAGCTCCCATTCGTTTGCACCGAACTCATTTAAAAAACTTGGAGCGACTGGCATCTCAAGAACTTGACTCACTTGCATTTCGTTTTCCTCAACTCGACACTTGCGAAGTGTTCCTTGTAACTCTTTGACTTTTGTTGGTTTCTTAACTCTTGGCATATCTAGTTCCCCACTAAAACGAGATTGATTTGGATACAAAAAATCGAGTGA